AGTTTTACTCTAAGCGAGCTACGCCAGTGGGAAGCGTCGCCATTTCTAACCAGAGCGTGCTGAACTTTCTTTATTCTGGTGTTGGCGGCGGTAATGCCACCGGTTATTACCAGCTGTTATCTACCGGGGTCGCAAGGAAAACAAATGGTTTAACCGGCAATGGAGTGTTGACAGACATAAGTGGGGAGTGGCTGGTGTCTGGATCAGCCTCCTTGTTTGACGTTTACGCGACGTTCAGCAATCCGTACGGCACCGTTGGAACGGAACTCGGCTCGACAGGCTCTTGGTTGAATCTTGGAACAACCCGGGATTGGGGGCTTACGGTGACGGACGCATACGCCCACCGGCTGCTTGACATACAAATCAGGCTGGCCTCGACCGGCAGTGTTTTGGACTCCGCCACCATTACATTTGAGATTGACTCCGCGCCGTAGCCCAGCGCCTTTTACAGTGATAGTATATGCAGGGTCTTTCCTAAGGAGTTGGCAATGAAGGATTTAACTTTTAAGATCACCGAGGCTGAGGCTAATCTGCTCATTGGGGCGCTTGCCAAACAGCCGTTTGAAGCGGTGGCGGGCCTTATCCAGAAACTGCAGATGCAGGCAATGGAGCAGCTTAGCCCGTCTGCCCCGTCTAAAGATCCGGAGTAACTATGGTGGCCCCGCTGGCCACCCGGCGGGGCCCTGGTTCCACACTTAACCAGGGTAAGTAGATATGGCCCCCGATACATACACCTCTACCGATGAGCGGTACTGGGAGATTGCTTCAAAGCTAAACGCCCACGAAGTAATGTGCGAAGAAAGATCTAAAGGCATCTTTGATAGGCTTAATAAGATCGAGGAGGGGGTGGAGAAGATCAATAACTGGGGCCTGTTGATTGGTTTCACATTGATTTGTAGCATGGCAGGGATTCTGGTTACCTTGCTGCTCAAGTGAGGTATCTATGGCCTACTTCAAGCGGGATCGGTTCAGTGGCATAGCTCCCGGCGTATCCCCTCGTCTGTTAGCGGATCAGTTCGCACAGATCGCCGAAAACGTAGACTTTTCTTCCGGTAGGCTTACGCCTATCACTACCGACGTAGACACCTTTACGCTGCAAAGCGGCCTTAGGCGGTCTATTTATTTCTATCGTGACACTAACTGGCTTGAGTGGGATCAGGACGGTGTAAAAGCTGTTCCGGGTCCAATTCCAGGTGACACCCTAGCGAGGTTGTACTGGACTGGTCAGAACTATCCACGCATGGGTACTGTTAGTACGATCGTGGCTGGCGGAGCGGGCTACCCCGCAAACAGCTATAGGCTGGGTGTACCGGCTCCGGCTAACGCTCCTACGACCTCTAAAAGCGGTACAGTGAACCCCGATCAAACGCCAGATGACGTGTCCTATGTGTACACGTTCGTTACTGCGTTTGGCGAAGAAGGTCCGCCTAGCCCGCCTAGCACGCAGTTTGAGCGTACGGATACCGAAACTGTAGTCATAACTATGCCTAGCGGCGACCTGCCAACCGGCAACTACAACTTTGGTACCGGTGCGTACAAGCGTATCTATCGGTCTAACACTGGTTCCAATAGCAGCGCGTTTCAGTTCCTGGCTCAGGTGGCTATTGCTACCACTACGTACTCGGACACAACTCCTTCAGCGGGTCTTGGTGAAGTCCTGCCAAGCGCATCTTGGATTGGCCCGCCAGACGATAACGCTAGCCTCTACCCGGATGGCCCTATGAAGGGTCTGATAGCCGTGGCCAACGGTGTGTTTGCAGGGTTCACTGGCAAACGGTTATGTCTCAGTGAACCGTTTCTACCTCACGCTTGGCCGGTTGACTATCGCATAACGCTCGAGGAAACGATTGTAGCCATAGGCGCAGTGGCCAACGGCATTATAGCGTTGACCAATGGCACTCCGTACTTTGTCACTGGTACTGATCCTAGTGCAATGACCGCTATTCGTGTCGACCTGCCACAGGCATGTGTTAACACCAACAGCGTTGTCGATATGGGTTCTTACCTGCTTTATGCCGGGCCGGACGGTCTGTGCGCCGTAAGTGGTAGCGAAGGCCGCGTTGTAACCGAGGGGCTTATAACCGCTAAACAGTGGAATGCGGACTTTAACCCTACTGGGTTTAGGGCCTTCCGGTACGAGAACACGTACGTAGCGTTCTGGTCAGTTGGCGGGGTCCACAAAGGGTTTGTATTCGACCCTCGAGCTGAAGAAGCCGCCATCTCCAACATCACTTCGGTTGGTGAAGTGCGTGGCGGGTACATGAACCCTAAAGACGGTGAGTTGTACCTGATTGTAGCTAACAAGATTCAGAAGTACCGCGGCGGTACCTCTAAGCGCACGCTTACGTGGAAGTCTAAGCAGCTGGTCCTACCGAAGCCTCTTAGCATGGGGTGGGTATCGGTAAAGGCTCAGGCTTATCCGGTAGAGGTTAAAGTCTGGGCCGATGGTACTTTGGTGGCCCACTATACACTGTCGTTTGCCGCTAACGTGTATACACAGACTGTTACTGTGCCAAGCGGCGTTTCAGCAGGATCATTACGTGAGCCTGTGATGCGGCTTCCAGCGAAAGTTGCCCAAGTGTGGGAAGTACAAGTCTCTGGCGAGGTTGATATCGATGAAGTCTGCCTTGCTCAGAGCATGGACGAGATTTCTGCCACATGAGTAAAGCACGCACTAACAACCCTACAGAAGTCCCTGGGTTCTCTAAGCCGCCTGCAGATATTTCGCCAGCGCTTCGGCGTTATCTTGAAAGCATAACGGAAGCCTTAGATATCCGTCTGGGTAGGCGTGGAGACGCTAGGGACAGGGCGATTACGCTGCGCGAGCTGATTGACTCTGGGCTAGCTGTTGAGCTGGGTAACAATCCGTTTAACGTTAGCGCTGCTCCTCCGCCACCTCCACCGCCTCCGCCAGCAAATGGTACCCCCACTGCGCCGACTAATTTTTCGGCTAATGGCGGCTACTCAATCATTACGTGTTTCTGGGACTACCCTAACTACGGCCCTCATTCTCATACAGAAATCTGGCGGCATACGGCCGACGTTATTGGTGATGCCCAGCTGGTTGGCATTAGCTCCGGTATTTCGTTCATAGACCCTGTAGGTGGCGGTAAGACGTACTACTACTGGGCTCGGCACGTATCCCTTTACGATATCCAAGGGCCGTTTCAAGCCGCAAATGGCGATCAAGCGGTTACTGCTGTAGATGTTGACGCTTTGTTAGCGGTGCTTACCGGCGCCATAACTGAGAGTCAGTTGTATAGTAATTTAAAAAATAGAATCGACCTTATTGATGCTAGTGCTGCAGTAACGAACTCCGTTGCATGGCGTGTAGCGCAAGAAGCTTCTGCTCGTGCGACTGCAATAAGCAATGAAGCTTCTGCTCGTGCGACTGCAATAAACAATGAAGCAACTGCTAGAGCCGCAGCTATTTCGGCTTCTATTGCTTCACTCGATGACGTCATGGAGTACAACAACTCTACTGCCTACAAGAAAGGCGGGATTGTTGTCTACAACGGAAACCTGTACGAGGCTAAAAGTTCGACTACCGGTAACTTGCCGACAAACACTACGTTTTGGACGTTTTTAGGTACGTATACAAACGTTGGTGATATCGTAAAAAACAACGGTTCTAAAATCGTTGAGATCAACACGATTACATCGGATAGTACTTCTGCAGCAGCGCAAGCAATTGTGGGGTTAAAGAGTACCGTAGAGAACCCAACGACTGGAGTAGTTGCTACTTCTACTGCGCTTGGAGCGTTAACTACTAGAGTTTCAACTGCAGAAGGAAACATAGTATCAAATAGCTCAGCAATTACTTCGTTGAGCGATGTTGTAAATCACCCTACTACCGGTCTTTCTACCAGGGCTTCGTCTTCTGCATTAAGCGCTTTGGATAGCCGTGTAACAGCAGCGGAGGGAGTAAACACTTCGCAGTCGACGTCTATCACGTCACTGCAGAACACTATTGACCACCCTACTACTGGACTTGCTACTAGGGCTTCGTCGGCGGCCCTGACTGCTTTAGACAGTCGTGTAACTACCGCTGAAAGTACGATAACGTCTCAAGGGTCGTCGATTACTAGTCTTACTAATACAATTAACGATCCTAGTACGGGTCTTGCTACTAAGGCTTCGTCGGCGGCCCTGACTGCTTTAGACAGTCGTGTGACTAGTGCCGAGGGGACTATAACGTCTCAAGGGACGTCGATTACTAGTCTTACTAATACAATTAACCACCCTACGACTGGACTTGCTACTAGGGCTTCATCTTCTGCATTAAGTGCTTTAGACAGTCGTGTGACTAGTGCCGAGGGGACTATAACGTCTCAAGGGGCGTCGATTACTAGTCTTACTAATACAATTAACGACCCTACTACTGGACTTGCTACTAGGGCTTCATCTTCTGCATTAAGTGCTTTAGACAGTCGTGTAACTACCGCTGAAAGTACGATAACGTCTCAAGGGTCGTCGATTACTAGTCTTACTAATACAATTAACCACCCTACTACTGGACTTGCTACTAGGGCTTCGTCGGCGGCTTTAAGTGCTTTAGATAGCCGTGTGTCTACTGCTGAAGGCACGATAACGTCTCAAGGGGCGTCGATTACTAGTCTTACTAATACAATTAACGACCCTAGTACGGGTCTTGCTACTAGGGCTTCGTCGACGGCTTTGAGTGCGTTAGACACTCGTGTGACTAGTGCTGAGGGGACTATAACAGCCCAAGGTAACTCAATTACAGCTCTTCAGAGTACTGTAAATAATCCTACGACGGGTGTTGTGGCTACAGCTAACGCTGTTAGTTTGTTAACCACCGAGATATTCCCTAACGGTACAGCTCAAGCTTCGTACATTGACCAAGTTAATGCTGCGGTTGGTACTAACACAGCGGCTATTCAAGCTGAAGCTACGGCGCGTGCAAATGCTGACGGTACTCTGTTTGGGCAATACACAGTAAAGGTCGACCTGAACGGATACGTATCTGGTTTTGGACTCGCTTCGACTGTCAATAACGCGACGCCAAGTTCTGAGTTTATTGTTCGCGCCGATCGGTTCTCAATTGCGTCGCCGGGTCAGACGACGATTATTCCGTTCATAGTGCAGACAAGTCCTACTACTATCAACGGGGTTCCTGTAGACCCTGGTGTCTATATAACGGATGCTGTTATTCGAAACGGTACTATTACTACCGCTAAGATTGGGTTAGCCCAGATCGATGACGCCAGGATTGCTAGCATAAGTGCAGCTAAGATCTCGACTGGTTCTTTAGACGCCGCTAGGATTACTGTAGACAACGTTACTCTTGATAGCTACTACGACGGCTCTATCGGGCGCAATCGGCTTTATATTCCGGACCTCGGAGTAAAGACTGCCAAGATCGATAACTTAGCCGTTAGCACCTTAAAGATTGCTGGGGCGGCCATCACGGTTCCCCAGGTATATACCTCCGGTGAGATATTAGTGTCTAGCGCTATCGTTATGACGGGCGGTGGTCCGTCGTACACGTATAACTACGTTGGCACTGGCAACGGTGACTACGTTTATGTTTACGATCCGTGGTACGGTATTCAGGACTACTTCTTTGTAGGCGCTGGCAACGGTGACTACACTCGTACGGTAACCAACACTACGCCTACGTTTACTGGTGCTACGTTAGTCATGGAAACGCCGCAGATTAACATCGGCGTTGATAGTACAGCTGCATGTCAGTTTGTGTTCTACGCAACCATGGATGCCGCTCACACGTTAGATTGTGGTCAACATCTGTTTATGATGATGGACAAGTATGACGGTAATGGGTACCTGCTTATTGGTGAACAACGTGTTGGTACTAGAACCTATAGCGGTGACACTAAGGCTATCCTGCCAATTACAATGACGTATACCGGTACGGCGTTGCAAAACGTACGAATCAAAGTGGTTTCTGGCACTCGGTTGGTTGACGGCAACCCGGGACAAGGTAGCAACTCTTCGTACTTGAAAAACATTACTCTCTCGGTGATGGGAGTTAAGAGATGACGGTTTTAGTATTCGATACTACTGGCCGCTGTACGATGGCCATCGAAGGGGACATTGCTAACGAACAACTGGCTGAATATCCAGCTGTTGTTCGTATTAGCGGGCATGTAAACCCGGATTCGGTTTGGTATGATTTTGAAAACAATAGGATGGGGTACCGCCGTCACTTTGTTCCTACCATCTCTACTAATCTCGTTAGTAACCTGCCAGTTGGAACCAAGGCGCTTGTTAAGGGAGAATGGGTAGAAGTTAACGACGGTTCGTTGGAACTAGAAGTTGACTACAGTGAATTAGTATCTGTAGTGCTTACTCATGTTAGGCTGTTAAATATGACTGTGCGGGTGCCTTGTGAAGCTGCGAGTTAAACAGAATTACGCAGAATTGCGTAGGGATGAATACCCAGATATCCGCGAACAGTTGGATGCTCTGTGGAAAGGGGACGTAGCGCTTGAAGAGATGCGCCAGCGCATCATGGACGTGAAGGCACGCTACCCTAAAGAGCTAAAAAAAGACGCCTAGGAGGCTGTATGCCCGCGAAAATTAGGGTTGGGGACGGAGTTCCAAAGCAGTTTAACCTGGCCGGTCATACCATTACAGTAATAAATATTCCGAAAAGTAAGTGGAAGCACGGGGCAAATACTGTTGGTATGTGGTTGCCAGACATGTATCGGATTGAGCTGTTATCGTCTTTAAAAGGTACTAACCGCCAACAGGTTTTCATGCATGAAGCCGTGCATGCGGTTTTAGATGTTGCTGGTTACTATCAGTTATCAGCAGATGAGGCATTGGTGGATAGGGTGTCACACCTCCTCCACCACATGCTCGTGTCTATGGAGTAGTTGTCAGTTTCTAGGGTCTATGTTGCATAGCCACTTTACATACCAACTGGCTTTGTTAGCTTCCTGAACTGGGTCGTCTTTTTTTCCATGCCGCCACAGGTAAGCTAAAGCGCTGCCTTTGCAGTACCCTTGGAATTCTTCTGGAGTTAAACAGGTACGTAGCGCATCGATACACTCGATGTCGCCTTTGTAGTGGCTTGGGTTTACTGCGTTGGTCGGTTTCTTTTTGGTTATCTTGAGCTTAGTACGTACCATACTTTGTCTCCTGTGCGGGTTGAGCAGGATAATATAAATTAGTCATGGTTCCCAAGGCTTTTCTTCCGTT